TAAATGGGTTTTTTCCTGGTATATCAAGTACTCTTACACAAACAGGAAGTAATATTAGAAATTTACTTTTAACAAATAAAGGTGAAAGAGTAGGCCAGCCTACCTTTGGTGCAGATATATTTTTAACTTTGTTTGAACCAATGAGTGATCAACTTATTAGTAATGTAGAAGAGAAAATATCAGAGGCAATGTCAGAATGGTTGCCTCATGTATTAGTTAATAAACTTGTGGTTGAACCAGATAGAATAGAAGTTAATCAATTAAATATTGAACTTGAATTTAGTCTTACAATGAATCCAGAAGTTCATGAAGCTATAACTATGAGTTTCCTTACTGGTGAGTAATTTAGTGGAGAAATAAAATGGCAAGAGTCCAAAAAGATGTTAGATATTTAAATAAAGATTTTGGTGCTTTTAGAGAAGGTTTGATAGAGTTTGCAAAAACTTATTATCCAAATACCTATAATGATTTTAATGAAGCGTCTCCTGGTATGATGTTTATAGAAATGGCATCATATGTAGGTGATGTTCTTTCATATTATGTAGATAGTCAATTTAAAGAAATGTTATTGGCTTATGCAGAAGATAGAAAAACTATTTATGAAATGGCTCAAGTATATGGATATAAACCGAAAATAACTCAACCTGCATTTACAAATGTAGATGTTTTCCAAACAATTCCTGCAACTGGAACAGGAACGTCAGTAAAACCAAATATGAAGTATGCTTTAACTGTTAATGAAGGTTCACAAATTACTTCAAATAATGGTACAATATTTAGAACATTAGAAGATTGTAATTTTAAATTTTCGGGTTCATTTGATCCTTTAACTATTGATGTGTATGAGGTAAACCAAACAACTAAAGTTCCGACATTTTATTTATTAAAAAAGACTGTAAGAGTACAAAGTGGAACTATTAAATCAGAAACTTTTATTTTTGGTGCAGCAGAATCATATCCACGAATAAAATTAGGAGCTACTGATGTTATAGAGATAATTTCAGTAACAGATAGTGATAGTAATATATGGTACGAAGTTCCATTTTTAGCACAAGATACTACATTTATAGATGTAGAGAATACAGCGGCAAGTGATCCAAGTTTGGTTCAATATAATGATACAGTTCCTTATTTGTTAAAATTAAAAAAGACACCAAGACGATTTGTTACTTACATTGTACAGGATGGGAAAACAGAATTAAGATTTGGTTCTGGTATATCAGACAGTCCAGATGAAGAAATAGTTCCAAATCCAAATTCGGTTGGTTCTTCATTACCTGGAAGTCCAAGTTTTCTTGATACATATTTTGATCCAGCAAACTTTTTGAAAACAGAGGCATATGGACAGGCACCAGCAAATACGACTCTTACTGTTGAATATTCTTATGGTGGGGGCATAGGTGATAATGTTGCAGCAGGTACAATATCAAATATAACTAATATTGGATTTACACAAGTTACTACTGGTCTTAATGCAGCTTTAGTTGCTTCAACTCAAAATTCAGTAGCAGTAACTAATCCATATCCAGCAACAGGAGGAAAATCTGCAGAAACAACAACTGAAATTAAAAACAATGCATTAGCATATTTTCAAGCACAGGGCAGAGTTGTAACAAAAGAAGATTATATTATAAGAACTTATGCAATGGGAAATAAATATGGAGCAGTAGCAAAGGCATATATTGTTCAAGATGAACAATTAAATATTCCAAGTATGCAAAAAGAAACTGCAGATGGTTCAAATATTTTTGTTGATGAAAGAAATTTAGATCAACTTAAAAATAAAAATGTACAATCATCTATTAAAAGACTTCCAAATCCAATGGCGTTAAATTTATATACACTTGGATATACAGGAAATAGAAAACTTACTCAACTTAATGTGGCAGTCAAAGAAAATCTTAAAACATATCTTAGTCAGTATAGATTAGTAACAGACGCGATTAATATTAAAAATGCATGGATTATTAATTTTGGAGTAAAATTTGGTTATATAGCCCGTAGGGGATTTAATAAATCTGAAATAACATTAAGATGTATTCAAAGTATTAAAGAATTTTTTGATATAGATAGGTGGCAAATTAATCAACCAATTGTTATTGCAGAATTAGTTGCAGCGATTTCAACAGTTGAAGGTGTTGGAGCAGTTGTTCCACCATCGGAAGATAATCCACAAAAACATCCTGTATTATTTACTAATAAATGGCAAACTACAGATGGTTATTCTGGAAACGTATATGATATAAATTACGCGACAAGAGATGGTATAATATACCCTTCTTTGGATCCATCTATATTTGAATTGAAATATCCCAACATAGATATAGAAGGAAGAGCGGTTGGTGATTCTGTAGGCGTAAGTTTTTAAGGGAGAAAGTAAATGCATTATTTTGAATTTCCAACCAAAGATACAACATTATATGAATCAAGTGCAAGTATAAATACTGGACTTGATGAGATTCTTGAAATAAGAAAAGACATGAATGATGATGGCTCAACAATAAATGTTTCACGGGCCCTTCTTAAATTCGATTTAACTTATGTATCAAAATCAATATCATCTGGGTTAATTACATCTGGTTCACAAACAAAATTTTATTTAAATTTATATGATGCAAATTCATCTCAATTAAATGTAGCACAAACTTTATATGGATATCCAGTAAGTCAATCTTGGGAAAATGGTTCTGGAAAATATCTATTTTCTCCAATCGTAGAGGATGGGGTGAGTTGGAAATGGAAAGATAATGGAATTACGAGAACTCAATGGAACGAGGTTTCTGAATCTGGTGGAACTTGGTATAGTGGTAGTGGATATGAGGCCTCTCAATCTTTTACTCATGAACCGAAAGATTTAAGAATGGATGTAACTGATATTACTTGGAAATGGTTACATAGTACAGTTCCAAATGAAGGATTTATGATAAAGAGAAGTGGTAGTATTGGTAATTTAGGTTCAGCCGAGGAAAACGATACTACACGTTACGGACATTTTAGTTTCTTTTCATCTAATACTCATACAATATATCCACCAAAATTAGAAGTAGTTTGGGATGATTCTACTTGGGCAACGGGAAGTTTATCACCACTTTCATCGGCCAATTTAGAAGATATAAATCTTTATATGAGAGGATTTAGACCAAAATATAAAGAAAATTCGAAAATAAAATTTAGAGTTATTGGTAGAGAAAGGTTTCCCGAAAGAACTTATTCTTCTACTCAATATTCTACTGGGTATAATACGGTAAAATATTTACCAAGTGGAAGTACCTATTATGAAATTAAAGATGCTTATACAGAAGATGTTATTGTACCATTTGGAAGTGGTTCAAAGGTAAGTTGTGATTCAACAGGGAATTATTTCAATTTGTGGATGAATGGATTGCAATCAGAAAGATTTTATAGAATAAATTATAAAATTGTTAGTGGTAGTGGAACTGTTGATGAAACCGTTCAATATTTTGATGAGAATCATTCATTTAAAGTAGTGAGATAGAAAATGCCCTATACAAATGAAGAGTTAAAGAAAAATGAATTCTGGTTAAAACTTCATGAACAAGATAGAGTTGATTATCAAAAGAATCTTGAACAGGCCGAAACATTTAAAAATGCAACTCAAATTGTTGATGATGAAGGTAGAGTTATTCCAATAAATAAAACTACACCAATGAGAAATTCTGTTAATACATTTTTGGCATTTGAGGATCCAGATACAGGATTAAATTACGAAAGACCAGATCAATATATAATAATTGATAAAAAATCTCCTCGATATCATGATGGAGAAATTAGAGATAAAGTTTTAGACAGAGAGATAAAGGAACTTGCATAAAATGTCACAACAACTAACTAAATTAAGTGATAAAGATTTTGAACTTCTGAAAAAAGAAAGGATGTCGGTTCTTGGAGAAACAGGAGCCTTGAGTCCTTCGTTTGGTAATGATGTAGAAGATTTTGTAAAATTTCATGTATATGATACAAATGATACATATCTTAAATCTGGTATGAGTGAAGATTTTGAGAATGATGGCGATAGTATAAAGTTAAAACCAGGTAATGATTTAAGAAAAGTTGGTTTTACTCGTGGTGATTATAAAGTTAAGTATTTATTTTATAGACGATTGGCAGGAGCAGATGAAGTGGTACTTACTAAGTCTGTTGGAGATCAATCGGGTATAGTTCATAGTGGTAATCCACAACTCACTGGTTTACCAATGGGATATTTTTATGTTGATGAAGATGGTAAAGTATTTGAAGGTGAAAAACCACCAATTGATGGAAGTGAACCAAGTGAACTTGATGTAAAAGAATATAAATTTTTTATTGATGAAATATCAGCAGACAGAACGGAAGTAAGACTTGCCCCACAAGTAATTAACTTAGATAAATATAAAGATGAATTTAGTGGTTTATCGGATGAGTATGGAATTTATACTTCAGTAAAGGGGTTTGGTGCTATAATGTCTGGTGGTGGATTAAACGGATTGGGGAAATTTAGTGATATTGATAGTACGGCATTTCAATTTGATACTAAGGCGGGTGGAGATCCCGGATTTAAACAAAAATATGTAGGTGGAACTCTTGAAGTTGAAAATGCATTTGTCATAGGATATACAGAACATACAAATACAAATGAAAATGGTAATTGGTCATTAGAAGATCCAATACCAGTTATAACAGTTGAATCAAATTATACAGATGGAAACGCAACAACGGGTACTCCAGTAATATTTACGGCAAAGAGAGAAAGTGGAAATGTGGCACCATCACAACTTTCTTATTATTGGGATTTTGGTTGTGGTCATCAAGAGTTTGGTGGACCTGAAATTACTCATGATTATACGATAGATGGACGTATGGATGTTTCAGTAGTAATTAATAGTCCTAATTTTGTAGATACAGTTACATTAGATAATCCTTTAAATATTTCATATCCCCTTGATGATCCAGATTCACCAACGGCCCCTACACCAAGTTCACCACTTGATGGTAAAATTATTAAATGGGATGGAAATACAAGTAATGGAACACCACAAAAATATGCGGGAACATCAGCCGCTACAACTTCGAGATGGTACATCCAATCGGGTCATAGAAGGTGGATTACCAGTCAATATAATGTAGATTTATTACGAGAGATAAGAGGAATGGTTAGTGGTTCAGATGTTAGTTTATATACTGGTCTTATAAATAATATCCCCGTTGGTCCACAAATAGGTGGGACTCAATTAACTGGAGATCCACTTGGATTAGATGTACCCATAACTGATGAATACTATTTAGGAAGTTATGGAGAAGAAGATTCGGGAGATGATTCGGGAGATGATTCAGGAGATGATGATTCAGGAACTCAAGATACTTATTATACTTTAAATATACTTCTTAAATATGATACAAACCCAGGTCCTGGTTATAGTCCAGTAAGTTTACCATATACTCTTGAACAAGGAGATGGTGAGCCAGATCATGACATAGATGGGTTTATTAGGATAGATAATGTTAATGTTGGAAGAAGTCATAATGAAAGTTATTTAGAAGGTACTGCGGTTAATATAGAAATATTTGATGATAGTTATCCACAAGATAATTATGGATTTATACAATGGCTAGATAGTTCACAAGACGCTACAAGAACTGTGGTAATGTCAGGGAATACTAATTTAACTGCAATAATTGGGCTAGAAATGTAATGAAAAACCGAATTATATATTGGGGTGGTAAAGAAAACACAATGATACCACGAATGGGTGCTTGTGGTGAAGGTGTTGAGGTAGAACCTGGTGGAGGACCTGTTGGTGGAAGTGGTGGAGGGCCACAGAGTCCAACCGCAACAGTCTCGGCACCAGATGGACTAAGTTTATGGGATAAACTTAAAGGATTGTTACCAGGATTGGCACTTGGAGCTTTAGTATTAGCCGCTGTTGCTGGTGCTGTTATAATGTTACGGAAAAATCGTGATGGTGCAGGTGATGGTGCAGGTGATGGTGCAGGTGATGGTG